CCTGCAGGTCGTTCTCGTGTCGCTCGCCAGCGCGTACCGAGCCCACCCCCGCTATGCCGGAGGCAAGGTGGACGACTGGACGTGGCCCGGGGCGGCCGACGAAGGGAATTTGACATGAAGATCCTGCGCCGCCTCGCCGGCCACAAGACGACGAGCCGCACTCAGGGACCTGACCGCTACGCCCGCGCGGGCTGCTCCTGCGGCGCGACGTTCAAAGCGCCTGACGGGCGGTTCCTGCTGGGCGACTTCGACATCTGGGAGAAGACGCACGGCCGCCTCGAACCCACCGAAGGAGCCTGACGTGAGCGACCTAGATGCGGCGATCCGCGCGAAGCTCGACGGCTACGTTAACGAAGGCTGCGGCTACAGCGGCCACGATTGCCAGGTGACCGGCCACGAGGAGATGAAGGCCGCACTCCTCGGCGCCCTCGATCAGCACTCGCTGGCGGAGTTCTACGGCGCCGCCGTCGCAGATCCCTCGACGTGGATCTGCCAGAGGTGCCACGAGGCCGACCCGTGCCCCACGAGGTGGGCCATCGCGACCGCGCTCGGGATCGAGGTGGGTGGTGGCTGACACGCGCCCCATGGGCATCCGGAAGGCACTGCCCAACCCGTGGCGGTACGACCCCGCCAAGCCGTGGGTCTGGTGCTGCCGGTCCTGCCGCCTCGAAGCCACGTACCCGGCCGCGACCCTCCCCGAGGCCTACGCCGACGCGCTGGAGCACCTCGAAGACGAGCACGTTGCGGTGGCTTCCGAGGCTTACGCTGCCGCGATGAAGCACTTCGAGAACGAGCACGGCGGACTGGATGCTGCACGATGAGCGATTCCGGCGACCACCCGCTGTCCAGCACCGACGTCCTCACCGACCTCGCCGCGACGACCGCGTTCGTGCGCGCCGACCGCGCCGCGCAGGCATTCCGTGACGCCCTAGACGAGCTGCTGCACTCCGGCGAGCACGTCGAGGAAGCGCGCCGTGCGAATGAGCAGCTTCTCGCGCTCGCGGCGGGAGCCATGGGCGTGAAGATCCATATCCCGGCCGACATTGCGGAGCGGCACGGGCTCGACGAGGACGGAGGCGAGTGACGTGAGCGACTACCAACGCATCGCCGAACTGTGGCCGCACGTGGACGGCTGGCCCGATCCGCCCGCGCTCGAAACCGCGACCCGCGAGGACACCGAAATATACGCCGGGATCCGGCTCGCGGCGCAGTGCCTGATCGACGCCGAGAAACGCGCGATGCCGGCCGCGATGCGAAGCACGGCCGAACAGGCGTGGCAGTGGGGGCGTCAGCAGTGGGCCAAGATGCAGAGACAGCGAACGACATGACCGCCGGCCCTCGCGATCTGGCCCGGGACGACGACGACCGGCCGCCCCGACGCCCGATGTGCCGCTGCATCGTGGTGCCGCAATCGCTGGCGGACCGGATCCAGGTCGAGGCGCATCCGGACCTGATCGAGCTGGACGCGCGGATGGAGCGAGAGCTGTGACCGCCGACCCCGCCGGCGGCACGTTCGCCGAGAAGCTGGACGCCGCAGCCGGGCCGCTGCGACGCATGGGCGCCATCACCGCCCAGATCGCGCTCGCCACGATCCCGGCCGATGCCTCCTGCCACTGTCTGTGCTCGATCTACGAGCCGCACACCTGCGACGGGTGGCGCGCCGAGGGCTGCCAGTGCGAGGTGCCCGGTGGGAAGCTGTTCGGCAAGCAGCTGGCGCCGACCGTGGTGCCGCTGTGCCGGTCGTGCTTCGCGGCCGAGATCCGGAAGGGATAGCCGGTGAACCGCCACCCCGACTTCGAGCACCCCTTCGGCATCGCCGACTGGAACGGCGTCCGCGCCAGGATCCGTTGCGGACCTGACGGCCTCTGGTACGTCATGCTCATGCGCGGGGACCGGGCCATCCTGTTCCCCGGGCTGCCGCACCTGAGCTGGCGGGGCGCCATGGACCAGGCGCAGCGCGTCATGACCGCCGCCGGACGCGTCCTGCGCGGCGAGATCTGACATGAAGCGCGGCCGGATGCAGTGCAAGGACATCCCCGACGAGCTCGTCATCCAGGCGGTCGCCAACACCACGGAGAAGGGTTCGGGGAGTTGGCGTCACTGGGATGACGTGTGGCCGCAGTTCGAACGGCTGCTGCCCGGCGTTCCCGGTCCGTTGTTCTATGCCAAGGTCGATCGGATGCAGCTCCGTGCGCAGCCCCGCATCCACGCCTGCGTGCACACGCCCTACCGCAAGGGCCAGTGCCGAGGCGACGTGCACTTGGCCGAGGAGTGCAAAGGGTGCTGACGATCCGACGCGATCTCTACGACGCGATCATGGCGCATGCCCGCGCCGACCATCCGATCGAGGCCTGCGGCATCCTCGCCGGACCGGCCCGCTCGGACCGGCCCGAACGCATCGTGCCCATGGCCAACGCTGAACGGTCCCGGACCTTCTACCGCTTCGAGGTCGGCGAGCAGCTGGCGGCGTGGCGCGAGATGGACGAGCGCGACGAGGACGTGGTGATCGTCTACCACTCCCATACCGCCACGAAGGCGTATCCCTCGCGTACCGACGTCGCGCACGCCAGCGAGCCCGATGTTCACTACGTCGTGGTTTCCACCCGGGACGCGGACGGCCCGGGCGACGTCGAGTTCCGCTCGTTCCGCATCGTCGGCGGCGACGTCACCGAGGAAGAGGTGCGCATTGACTCGCCGAACGCGCTCGCTCGTACGGGCAGCCGAGAGGCGTGCGGCGGCTCGGCGGCGGCCTGAGATACTGGGAGCGTTCGCGAGCCGTCAGGCGTGCTCGCGGCGACCGCGGGACCCGCGCCGTGTTCCAGGCGGCGCGGTTTCCGTACCGACTCCCCGAGGATCCCAGCGCAATGACCACGGTCCACGTCGTGCCCAGCGGCGAACCACCCGAGAACCACACCCTCGGCGACTGTCCGTGCCGGCCGCGCAGGCTTCCCAGGCGCCGCGGGGACGGCAGCGTCATCGACTGGGTCCACGCCCACCGCGCGGCCGCCGACGAGCTGGACATGCCCCGGATGCTGGCTGCATGATCCCTGGCATTACCGTTGCCATCCCGTCGATTCCGCCGCGCGCGGCGATGCTCGGCCGGGCCCTGGCCTCGGTCACGGACCAGGAGTTGCCCGCCGCCGCGGTGTCGATCGCCCTGGATACCGGCCGGCAGGGCGCCGCGGCCACGCGAGACAGGGCGCTGCGGGCCGTACGCACCGAGTACACGGCGTTCCTGGACGACGACGACCAGATGCAGCCTGAACACCTGCGGGTGCTGATGGACGCTGCCGAGGCGTCCGCCGCCGACTACGTGTTCTCCTACTACACCGTGGCCAACGCCGACGGGCAGCTCATGCCACATGTGGATCCGCTCCGGCACTTCGGGCGCGTCTTCGATCCGGCCGATCCGCACCAGACGACGATCACGATCCTGGTCCGGACTGAACTCGCGCAGGACCTCGGCTTCCGCGACCCGCCGGAAGGCGAGCTGATCGCCGGCCAGCGCTACGGCGAGGATTTTGACTTTTCCGTCCGTGCCGCCCAAGCGGGGGCAAAGATACTACACATACCAAAACGGACATGGCTGTGGTTTCACCATGGCGCGAATTCTTCAGGCCTACCTTCGCGCTGGTAGGCGCCGCGAAGGCGTGCCGGGGCCCAGTGACGACGGGGCGCGTACCGCCGGATCTGCGGGCGCGGCCAGTATCCCAGGGCTCGCGTCACGCTGGTGACGGCGTCGACAGCGGGGACGCCACGTCGCCGCCGGCCATCCTCGCGGACGCCAACTGCTCTTCCAGATGGCCGATCTTCTCCTGAAGTTCCTCGATCGCCGCATCCCGCATCGCCAGCTCCGACGTCGCCGTGTGAAGCCGCCGCTCCAGTACCGACACCAGCCGCTCGTGCGAGATCGCCAAGTTCCCCGGGCCGCTCATGCCAGGCCAGCCCTCTGCGCCAGCAGCCGGACCAGCGGATCGGGGTGGCCGGCCACCTGCGCGGCCAGCTCTGCCCGGTCGCGCTCCTCCCGGATCCGCTCGTCCTCGGCCTCCTGGAGGCGCTCGCGGTGCGCCGCGACCTCCATCGGGGTCAGCGACCGGTAGGCGAGCTCCCCGGTCGACACATCGAACTCGACGTGGTGCAGCCCGTCGGGGGGCGCGGGTTCCTGATCGTCAGCCATGATCACATCATCGCGTAGAGAGAGACGGTGGAGTGGGCCACGAAGTTACCCGAGGCCGGGAGCAGGGTGAGCGACGTGATCACCGACTGGTTGTTCCAGGTGCCGCCGCTGTTGCCGGAGAACACCGTGGAGTTGCTCAGGCTGCACACATAGCTGGACGTCACGGTCTTGTTCGTGGCGCCGTTGGCGTTGGGGATGTCGAACCGCCCGGACACGAAGTTGCTCGCCCCGTCGGAGGTGCCGGTGTGCAGGCAGAACCGGATGCCGGTGGCCGAGGTCGAGTTGACCGACGTGGTCGTGGTGACCGACCCGTGCAGGTCCTGCCAGTTGTAGTTGGTCGCGGAGTCGCCGTTGATGCGCAGCAGAGCCGCCTGGCCGCCGGAGCCGGTGTCGCTGCGCAGCGAGTAGTCGCATACCAGGTGGGTGACCGCCGGGAGGCCGGAGAACGCGATGGATGCCGCCGAGGCGCCGAGGGTCACCGTGGCGATCTGCTGAAGGTTGTACAGATACCCCGAGCCGGAGTAGACCGCGCTGACCCCGGTGTCCGTCTCGAAGATCTCCAGGCCCTGGAACGGCGACGACGGGTGCGTGGCGGCGGTGCAGACGAACTGCCCGAACGCCTTCTGCTCCCAGGAGCTGCCGTTGTACACCAGCATCCGGGTCGTGTCTGACTCGTAGATGGCCGTGCCCGCGGCGATGCCGGTGGTCGGCCGGGTCGCGGCTGTGCACTTCACGAGCGTGGCGTACCGCCACGCCGAGCCGGTGTAGCGGACCAGCGCGTCGGTGTCCGATTCGTAGATGAGAAGCCCGGCGATCAGGTTGGTGCTCGGCCGCGTCGAGGACGTGTACACCAGCACGTTCGATGAGACGTACGTCCACACCGGCGAGGCCTTGGTGCCGGAGTTGACGGCGACGCGGCCGGTGTCGGTCTCGTAGATGCCCTGGCCGCCGTAGGTGTTCGACGGGCGCGTCCCCGAGGTGCACTTCACCAGGCCCATGAGGCCGTCGATGGTGGTGAGGTTCGCCTCGACGTGCGTGTTGAAGGCGTAGCCGTCGGTGAGATCGGCGATCAGCAGGGCGAGGTTCGTGGTGAAGGTGTCAGCCACGGTGCAAAGCTCCGATCCGGGCAGTCCTCATCGCTTTGACCTGCGTGGTCCGCTCGGTGTGCTGCCTGTGGTCCACTGACTCTCGATGGTGGTTGCGAATCTGGTTCAGCAGCCCGTCGGGGTCGGTGAGGCCGTGCAGGCCGCGGATCGCCTCGATACCGGCCAGGTAGTGGTCGCGGGCCGCGCGCACGTGGGTGTTGTACAGGAACTTCGGATGATCGGGGTGGACCGGCGCCAGATGCTCGTGGGTGACGATGTCCAGCAGCGTCTCGGCGTCGGCGGGGTCCACGTCGTATTCGGCGGCCCGCCAGTGCATCGAGTCCGCCGGGATCACCATCAGATGCAGCCCGGGACGCGTGGTGTCGTCATGGACGATGTGCCACCACTCGCGGTGCCCGGCACCGGGCACCGTATCCACGCGCAGCTCGACCGATTTCACGGTCCTCACGGGGCTACCTGCCTCTCATGGCGATGGCCAGGACGGCCCAGGCGCCGGGGGCGGCGGCGCTGAGCGCGAAGGAGAATCCGGTGGCGGTGAAGGTGGTGACGTCGCCGGCCGGGATGGTGCTGGTGTTGCTGCACGAGTAGACGGCCACCGGGTAGGTGGTGCTGAACATCGTGGCGCCGTAGCCCAGGGCGACGCTGGTGATCCCTCCGGATAGGCCGGTGAAGGGGGTGAGGAACAGTCCGGACTGGGCTTCGGGGGCGAATGAGCTCTGCTGGTAGCCGCGGATCTTCCAGATGGTGTCGGAGTTGGAGGAGTCGTCCTGGAAGTTGAGCTGGCCGTCCGATCCGCGCCCCGGGATCGCCAGCTGCAGCTGGGCCTGGTTGTACGCCAGGACCACCTGGCCGCCGTTGGTGGTCTGGTTCGAGGGATCCCCGACGTGCAGGACGAGGCCGGTGGTGCCCTTCATGAACAGGCGGTGGAAGTAGGTGGTGCCGCCGACCACGTAGTTGCCGGAGTTGATACCGATACCGGCGGTGTTCCCGTCGATGTTCACGGCATTGATGAACGCGTTGTTGGTGCCGGCGGTGTCATACAGGCGTATCACGGGGTAGGAGCTGGCTGGCGTCTCCAGGGTGATCTTCTCGCCGCCGGCGACCTGGGCCAGGGTGAGGGTTGTGGTGGCGGAGTTCAGGTCGAACACGACGTTCCCGCCGGCGTCGTAGCTGTGGACGCCGGTGGAGTCCATCACCACCCGCTGGCCGGTCAGCGCGGTGCCGATCGTGCCGCCCAGGATGATCGAGGCGGTGACGGTCCCGGCCGTGAGCTTGGACACCGACAGGTCGGTGATGTACGCGTTCGACCACAGCACCGCCGTGGCCCCGGCCGCGGCCGATGGCGCCGACTTGTTCCCGGCGACGTCCACCGCCACGATCTTGATGTACATCGACTGGGCCGGCGGCTGGCCCGGCGGGATCGTGAACGACCCGACGACGGGGATCTGGCCGGTGATGTTCCCGGCGTTCGCAGGCAGCGACCCCAGCTTCGTCGCCGCCGACGGGGTGAACAGCGGCTCGTACGTGCCGTGAACCTCGATATGGTGCAGGTCGCTGGCCTGGTTGAACGTGCCGCCGTCGGAAGTGCCGCAGTCCCAGGTGACCTGCACGCTGGCCATGTTCGCCGCGACCACCGGCGCGTCCGGCGTCGGCGGGGGGATCGTGTCGGCCGAGGCCGTGAAGTCCGTCGTCGCCGACCAGGCGCCGAAGTTCGGCGGCGAGGCGGTGTCCACCGCCCGGATCTGGAAGGAGTACACCACGCCCGGCGTGAGCTCCTGGATCAGCAGCGTGTCGGTGCCCCAGCCGACGAACGTCGGCTTCCACTGCGCCACCGGCGCCGGGATCAGGGCGTTGTAGGTGCCGCCCAGGGCCGCCAGAGAGTTGTAGGTGTACCCGGCCGCGGCGAGCTGCGCGTGCGAGGGGTTCGTCGCGTAGATGCCCAGGTTCGGCCGGTACTGGATCTCATAGTGGTCGCCGTCGGTGATGGTGGTGCCGTCGGTGTTCGTCGGCGTCGACCAGGCCAGCTGGATCTGCGCCTTCGTCTTGCCGTCCGACGGGCTCTGATACGTCGTGGTCGTGAACGTCCCGAACGTGACGGCCGCGGGGATGGTGGTGTCCGGGATCGGCCGCGGCCCGACCGGCTCGGAGGTCGACACCAGCTGCCGGTTGTAGCCGCCGACGACGATGTTCGTGTCGCCGGTGTCGAACGTCACGTAGTCCGTCAGGTCGTACCAGACGCCGCCCGGCGCCCGGAAGGCCACCGTCATGCCCTGCACGACCGGCCACGTCTGCTCGATGACGCGCAGCAGCACCGGATTGATCCGGCGGCCGCGGAACGTGACCTCGTTGTTGGTGTCGACCATCCCGGCGTCCGGGTCGTACACGTAGGTGTAGTCGCCGACGGCCAGCTCCCCGCCGATGTCGTATTCGGAGGACGACAGCTGCAGCTGGTCCCGCGGCGTCGCGTACGGCTCCAGGGCGATCTGCGCGGAGGCGGTGGCGTTCAGGGAGCTGACCGAGCTGGCCGAGACCATCCGGGTCATCTTCACCGCGGCGCCGAACAGGTCCGTGTAGGGGTTCGTGGCGCCGATGTCCGCGAGGTTCGCCACGCCCACGGCGGTCGACGCGCCGCTGCCGCCGGCCAGCACCACGACCCGGGAGGTGAAGTCCTTGGTGTCCTCGGCGAGCTGCGTCACGCCCGGCAGCCCGCGCAGGTTCATGTCGACGCCGGCGTCCTTGGCCACGATCGCCGTGGTCGGGGACGTCACGTACAGATCGGACACGTGCCCGAAGTCCAGGGTGGCGTTGCCGTTGACGCGCCACTCCACGGCCTGCGTCGGGCCGGAGCCGGTGGACATCTGCTGGCAGAAGGAGGTGAGCGCGTCGCGCCGGTTCTTCCACACGAACGCCCCGGTGTAGGTGGCCGCGCCGATGGAGTGGATCGTGCCGGAGTGCACCGAGGATGGCAGCAGCGCGGCCACAACGGTCCCGGCACCGGCGGCGGTGAACAGCAGCGGCGTCTCCAAGACGTCGCCGACGCCCGCGGCCGAGGCCAGCCACAGCGACATGCCCTCCCCGGACAGCACCGGCCCGGCCAGGGTCTTGAAGTTGACGCCGTTGACCACGCCGACGTAGCGGGCCGAGGTGAGCAGCGAATCGCCGGCCACCCGCGGGTCCTGGCGGCCGGTGGCGATGGCGACGTGCCCGAAGAAGCCGCCGGCCAGGTGGTCCTTCAGCTCCGAGGGCAGATCCGGCGACAGCTGCACCGACCAGGAGCCGTTCGCCATCAAAGTACTGGTGATCGGCAGCTCACTCACCTCCCATCGCGTGCGTCGGCAGTCTGGTCATCGGCGTACGGCCTGCACCAATTCGGCGGGGGCGCTGCAGTACTGGCTGAACAGGTCGGCCGCGAGGTCCCCCGCGACGGCGCCGGACCCTGCGGCGACGACACCGACGAACGCGTCCAGGGTGGTGGTCGCCGCGAGGGAGATGCCGCCGTTGGTGGTGTCGGCGGTGTTGGTCAGCGCCGAGCCGACGATGTACCGGTTGCCCGCGCCGTCGTTGGCGTTCGCGGTGACGTACGCGCCGCCCCCACCGGACGCGCCGGTCTCGGTAGTGCCGCGCACGACTTTCAGCGTCGCGGCGACTTCGGCCTGGATGTACAGCTCGGCGAAGCGGGAGCCGCGGCGCAGCGTGACGTCGGCGGTGACCCGGCCGGGGCTGCGCGACCACAGCAGCCGCAGCACGATGATCTCCGGCTCGTTGCGCAGCAGGCTGACGGTCTTCGGGGCGCCGAGGCTGACGCCGCCGAGCTGCACGTCCCAGTTCTTCGTCTGCCACGCCCCGCCGGTGTAGGCGTCGATCGACAAGATCCCGGATGAGGCGATCGGCTGGACGCGCACCAGCCCGTTGTGCAGCGTCCAGCCGGTGACGGTCGTGCCGAACATGATGCCGGAGCGTTCGAAACCGTTGGTGTCGGTGAACCGGCAGCGCCCGTTCAGGTAGCTCCCGACCGGGCAGTCGTAGCGGGGGATGCACGGCGTGGGCAGCCCCAGATAGACGGTCATGGCGCCGTCGGAGCCGGTGCGGACCACGGTGCTCGGCGTGGATCCGGTCCCGGACCAGTAGGAGTCGTGGCCGATGGGCGGTGCGTGCCAGCGGGATCCGGTGGCCGAGAAGCTGTTGTTCCGTATGCCGCCGGTCAGCCGCGACTCGACATCGACTTCGGTGTCGGTCCCGGCCCGCGCCAGGCTCATAGTCCACGTCGCGGTGGCGGTCTCGCCGTTCCAGTTGATCGCATCGGCGTTCGCGGAGGCGACGCTGTAGTAGCCGTTCAGGTCGGTCTTGTCGGTGAACGTCACCGGCACGAATGCGCCGGTCAGGCCGAGGATGTCGGCGTGCTTGGCCTGGAGCGCGGCCAGGGAGGTGGTCGCGGCGGCGGGCAGCGATTCCTGGCCGGCCAGGGTGAGAGTGCGCGGGGCCTGCCCGGAGGATGCGGGCTGGCTGGCGGAGCTGGCGGGAGTCGCGGGGAACTCGACCAGCGCCACGCGGCCGACGGAGATCGTGCCGAAGCCGGTCATGTGTAGGCCTGCTCGACCTGGCGCAGGGCGTCGCGGATCTGCACGGCGGCCTTCCGGGAGGTGGCGCTCATGGCGTTGGGGTTGGTGAAGTCGTACATCGCGGACACGCTGACGTGGATGTCTCCATGGACGTGGATGCCGCCGCTGTTGCCCGCGCGGCCGCCGTCCGGGCCGAGCGCTGCGGCGCGGGTCCGGTCGTCCAGCGGGACAACCGCGGCGCCGGCGTTCATGTTGAGCAGTTCGGGGCCCTTGTCGCCGACGACGGCCCAGCCGGGGCGGACCGCGATACCGCCCTCGGCCAGGAGCTGGATCTTATCGATCGGCGGAATCGGCGGGACGCCCGCCCACGTCCAGGCATCGGAGGCGCCCGAGGTCATGGAGTTGATCCCGTCGATAAGGACGTTGATCCCCTTGATGACGCCGTTGACGGCCCACTTCAGGCCGGCGCCGAGCCAATCCCACAGGTGCGCACCGGTGGCAACGAACTTGCCCGGCAGGCCGGTCACCGTGTTGACCATCGTGTCGAGGATCCCCGACGCGACCGACCAGGCCTCGCGGATCGGCTCGATCACATAGGACTTCACCAGGTCCCAGGCCGCCTTTGTCCCGGCCTTGATGCCGTTCCAGATCGTGCCGATCATGGCCGCGCCGGCGGTGAAGCCCGACATCAGGTTCGACCACCAGCCCTCGACGAAGGTCAGGAACACCGAGAAGATCGACCTGATGTCGGCCCACAGCTCCTTGAGGAAGTCGCGGAACCCGGAGAAGTGGGTCCAGGCGTACACGATGCCCGCGGCCAGCCCGGCGATAGCCGCCACCACCAGGAAGATCGGGTTCGCGTCCATGATGAGGTTGAACGCGCCCTGAAGGATCGTCCACGCCTTCGTCGCCGTCTGCGCGATCAGGCTCTCGGCGGTGAACAGTTTTATCGCCCCCCGGTAGGCGTCCATGAGGGTCTTGCCCAGGCCCACGACCGTGTTGTACGCCCTGGTCGCCGCCACGGCGCCCAGGACGATGCCGATCAGCGGCGTCAGCACCGCGGTGTTGTTCGCGATGAACGTCGCCACGGACTTCAGGCCGTCGGACAGCGGGCCCATCACCGGCAGCAGGCCCTGCACCAGGGACGTCGCGATCTGCGCAACCGCCGGCGCGAGGGTGACCAGGGCCGGTCCCAGGGCGCCGGAGAAGGCACCCGCGAGCGTGCCGATCGGCCCCAGCAGCCCCGATACGATCCCCAGGAGCCCCGAGATCGACTGGCCCGCGCCACCGGCGTTCACGGTCAGCCCGGAGAAGAACGCCGGGATCCCGGAGGCCATCAGGTCGTGGAAACCCTGTCCGAGTCCGGCCACGATCGGGCCGGCCGCCGCAGCCGCCTGCACGATGCCGGAGAACATCTGCACGAACCCCGAGCCGAGCTGCTGCACCAGCCCGGTGCCCTCCTGGAGCACGGTGATCAGCGCGCCCCGGAACGCCGGGTCGCTGAACAGGCCGCCGAACTGCCTGGCCAGGCCGCCGATCACCGTGCCCATCTGGCCGACCGCGGTGTTGAACGGGCCCAGCATCGGCGCGATGTCCCGCAGCATCTGCGTGAACCCGGGCAGCATCGTCGTCTGCGCGGTGACCGACAGTTCGTGGAAGCCCGACTTCATCGAGATCAGCTGGTTCACCAGCTCCCGCCCGGCCGGCGCCAGCTTGGCCATGTCCGCAGCGAAGGCGTTCATCCCGCCGCCGGCCGATGCTGCTGCGGCCGCGGCCAGGGCCTGCTGCTTGTAGGTGTTCGACAGGTTCTCCTCGGCCTGGCGCACCGCGGCGATCGATTGCTGCGCCTGCTCGGCCGTCGAGCGCTGGACGTTGGCCTGGTTCCGCAGGGCGTTGGCGACGCCCTGCACGGCCTGCTCGTAGGAGTACTGGGCGTTCACCACCGACGGCAGCCCGTTCGCGCCCTCGGCGTTGGCCTTGGTCGCGGCCTCAGTGGCCTCCTTCGAACGCTGCGTCGCGTCCGTCACGGCCTGCTCGGCGTCCTTCAGCTGCTGCGCGGCCTGCTGCTTGGCCAGCAGGGGCGCCAGCGAGTTGGCCATGACCGCGGTGTAGTTCTGCTGCGCCGCCTGCGCGGCCAGCTGCGCATCCGTCACGCCGTTCGCCGCGTCGGCCGCGGAGTTGTTCACATCGGCGATCTGGTTCGCCGCATCCGCCTTGGCCTGCGCGAGGGCCTGCGCCGCCTGCGCAGCGGCGTGCTCGGCCGAGGCCACCTGCTGATCGGCGGAGATGATCGCGTTCGCCGACTGGATCGCCGCGTCCGCAGCCTGCCGCTTGGCGTCCGCGATGGCCTTCTCCGCCGAGGAGATCGCCAGGGCGTTGGAGAACGCCGTCTGCGCCTGCTGCGCCGCCGACTGGCCCGCGCCAGCGCTCGCCGCCGAGTAGTCGTGCAGGGTCTTGATGACACCGGAGAAGCCCAAGCCCAGCGTCCCGACCGCCGACCCCGCGCCGGCAAGTAGCGCCGGCAGCGCGGCCAGCACCGGAGCGAGTGCAGACCCGGCCGCGACCGCCGTCCACATCATGCCCGACAGGCCCATGAAACCCTGGCCGCCGGACGACGCGCCGCTGCCGGCGCTGCCGGCCTTGTTGCCGGTATCGGCCAGGGCGCTCCCGGCATTCTCGGCCGCCGGTTCCAGATCCGCCATCGCGGCCCGCAGCGACCGTGACCCGGACTCCATCGAGGAGAACGACTGGCGAAGGCTCGACGCCGCGTCGTCGCCGGCCTTGTCCGCCTCGGCCATCGCCGAGCGGAACTGGGTCTCGAAGTCCTCCGTCTCGGCCTCGACCGGTACCTTCACCGGCTCCGGCTTGACGGCCTTGGTCTTGCGGCTGACCTTCTCCTGCAGACCGGTGTCGTCCGGCTCCAGGGGAATCTTGACCGCTTCCTCGCCAGCGCGAGCGCCGGCCGTGGCCGCCTCGATCTCGGCGCGCAGATGCCCCGGGTCGATCTCCAGCTTCAGCTTCGTCTGCGCGGACGCCGCCTCGGCCTCGGCCCGGACCTTCTCCCGGAACCCCTCGTCGTTGATCTCCAGGTGCACCGGGGCCGACACGCCGGCAGTCGCGGCCTCGACCTTCGCTCGGACGTCCTCGGCCAGCCCGGAGTCGTCCGCGACGAGCTCGACGTAGGCCGAACCGACCTTCAAGTCCTCAGCCACCGGACGTCCCGTGCGAGAAGAGGTCGCCGATGTCGGACATGCCGATCTCGGCGGCCGTGGCCCCGATCACCCGCGCGCCGGGGGCCGCAGGGAGTGCGTACTGCTGTTGCGGCATGTGGCCCTGTCCTCCCGTCGGCTCCGGTCGTTCTTGCTGTCGCTGTGCGTTCATCCGTGCGGCCACCGCCCCCGCGTAGGCCTCCAAGCGCGGCGCCAGGAGCAGGAACTGCGCGGCGGGCATCGACCACATGTCGTCGACCCGGTGCCATGCCGACAGGTCCGAGGCGATGTCCCCGAGGTGGTCAAGGACCCACCCGTAGGCTTCTAGATGGTCCGCAGCCCACCTTTTGGGCCCCTGGTTGCGGCCCCTTCCACGGCCTCACGCAGCGCCGCGAAGATCCGCTCCAGATCGCCGGGGGTGAGGGCGTCGTAGTTCATCAGCGCCATGAAGCCGTCGGGGCCGACGAGCTCTTCGAGTAGGAACGCGTTCGCCTGTGCCTCGCCCTCGTGGCGCACCATCCACAGGAACTTCAGCTCGACGGACGCGCGCGGATTGATCGGGGCGTAGTACCGGGTGTCGCCGATCGCGAAGATCGGGAACATGTCGGGCGGTGCCACCTCGCGGTCCGGATCCAGGACGACCGAGGCCCGAGCCTCGACATCCTCCGGAACCGACGCTGAGGGCACCGCTGCTGTCGCCGTGCGGCGCGGAGCCGCAGCGGCCTTCTTCTTCGCCGGGGGCTTGCGGGTCCCCGCCGTGGTTGCTGCCATGTCGTGCCTTCCCGAGACCCGGGCGCGTCTGCGTCTGCATCCGCGCCCGGCGTTGTAGACGGAGCGGATCAGGAGGTCTGGTCGATCCAGCGATAAGGAGTGATCGAGCTGGAGACGTAGTGCGCGTTCCAGGTGACGGCGAGGACGTTCTGCTTGTCCTTGGCGTACAGGAAGTCGGTCTTCGCGGTGGACAGGCATTTGCGAACGACCGCGCGCCTGTTGAACGCGCCGCCCGGTGCCAAGCCGTCCACGATCAGCGCGATGTAGTTCGGCTGCGTCGCGGAGTTCGTGATCAGCGGGTCGTAGGAGGCATAGCCCGCGCCGGAGGCCTGCGTGCCGCCGTTGAGGATCAGCACCAGGTTCGCCAGCGTGGGCTCAGCCAGCGACGTCGTGACCGTCATCTCCCGCTTGGTCAGCCGGCGGCCGACCGAGTCGACGATCTGGTCCACGTCGAGCTCGGAGTAGGTCTGGTTCACCTCGACGGTCAGGCCGCCCATGGTGCCGCCGGCGTCGGTCCACGCCGACGCGGCCGGGGCCGTGTTCACCGCAGAGTCGGCGGGCTCGGTCGCGCCGAAGGCGCCGGTGTACAGCTTTCCCGGCCCTTGAACCAAGTTCGTGGTGGTGACGCTCATGCTGTGTTCTCCTGGTTGTCGGGACCGGCCGGCGGGACGGGAACTACGGGCGTTGCGGCGACGGCGACAGGTGCCTGAGGCTCGACCACGAGCAGTCCCAGCCGCGACAGGTCGGTGTACTCGGCGGCGTCGACCTCGATCGGGATGCCGGGCCGCATCGTGGTGCGCACGATCATCGGAAGTCCTCCTTCGCCAGGGGGAACCGCACGGCCGCCATCTGCGGGTGCCGCGACCATGGCATCGTCTGCTCGGCCGGGACGTGCGCCGGGACCTCGACGACGCGCTGGTCGACGAGCAGCCACTCCAACTCGGCCCGGTCCGGATGGACGAGGATCCGGCCGCCCAGAGACAGCAGCTCGCCCGAGGACGGTCCGACGACGGCGTAGCGCTTCACGGGACGGTCACCTCCGTCCAGTGCATCGCCAGGTTGATCAGGTACCGGCCGTAGTCGGCCTCGTCGCCGTACACCCGCCGCGGCTCGGTCAAGAGGTACGCCGACTTCACCCGGGCCTGGGCGTAGCCGGCGCGCAGCGTCAGCGCACCCTGGAAGTTGGACTCCTCCAGGCACGCCCAGCGGATCGCCTCGGCCAGGGCGTTGGCCTTGGCGTACGGCGGCAGGTCCGATCCGGACTGCGCGGCCCAGCAGTCAATCTGGATGACCGGGGAGGCCAGCGGCACGTACATCTCCGGCGTGCCGCCGACGCCGGAGGTGGCCTGCACGAATCCGGTCGACGCCCACCCGATCGTGCCGTCCGCATCGGGCCGCGGCAGGATCGACCCGACCATCGCCGGGGAGAAGCCGGGCAGCGAGCCGAGCCAGGCGACCGCGACGAGGTCGGTGGTGGCGTGCTGGAGAGTCGTCACGTCTTGCCACCGCCAGTCGCACGGCGCCGTGAGGCACGGGGGGCTGGGGGCTGCACGGCTGCATCCGGCGCCATGTCCATCAGCTCCGGGCCGCGCTCGCCGCCCACCTCGACCGCGGACACAGGAAGGCCCACGGCCGCGATGAGCGTGGCGAGCTGCTTGCTCTGCTCGGCGTGCTGCATACGCAGCGCCGCGAACTCCGCCGTGAGGGTCGCGAGCATCTCCTGGGAGGCGCAGTCCGCCTCGTAGTCGTGCTGCGCCAGCTCGGAGGACACCTGGTCAGATCGCTTGGCCGCGATCAGCAGGATCGCCCCCTGAAGCGCCGCGACGCACGACAGGACCAGGTTCAGCAGGATGAACGGGTACCGGTCGAACGCGCCCCCGTGCGCCGCCAGGAGCGCGTTCGCGGTCATCCAGACGGCCAGGAACGCCAGGGACCCGAACACGAAGGCCCAGGATCCGAGTCCGTTCCGCATCCGGTCCGCGGCCCGCTCGCCGCGCGTCAGCTCCTGCCCGGAGCGGACCTTCGGGTGGAAGTGCCAGCCGGTCATGAGCGCCTCCGCCACAGGCTGGGTCGCAGATAGGGCTGAGGCGCCATGTGCCGGGTGCCTTCCTCGACGTAGCCGGCGTAGGTGTAGTCGAGGTCGCCGCCGTTGCGGTCCTCGGCTTTGGCGTCGGCGTGGATCTGCACGGCCATGCCGTCTTCGCGCATCACCACGTGGATCGAGCCCTTGAGCTTCCCGGTGTCGACCGGGCACGCGGCGCGGGCGTCGTCGGCGATCGCAGGGCCGAGACGGTTCTCCAGCAGGTCCCTGATCGCAGGCCGCAGCTGCGCCGTCCAGCCCGCGACCATCTCCACGCGCGCCATCAGGTGGCCCTGCGCAGTTCGAGCGACTGGTCGGAGGTGATGCCGGGCAGCGCCTGCTGGCTGACGGAGACGATCACGTAGATCTGGCCGGTGCGCTCGTCCTTGAGCCGGTCGTGGTCGGTGACATCGACGTTCGAGCCGATGAGGCCGTCGTAAACGCGGGTGATGCGCGGCGTCGGGTTGCCGGGCGTGGTGACCTTCGTCTGTGGCTGCTCGACGATCGAGGCCGGAATCCCGCTGGCGATCACGGTCATGGTGGCCGTGGCGTCGCCGTAGACGGGATCGATGGACGTGCCGCGCAGAACGGACACAGTGCACGTGGCGACGGCATACACCTAGATCGGACCCCACATCTCATATGCGTCGTTACCGGCGCTATCGGGGTCGGAGCTGATCGGAGTCAGACCGTCTGTGAACGGCGACCTGATGTGAAGCGACCGCGACCGCAGCCACGAACAGCGCTTCAGGGCCTTCGCGGCCAGCGGCGCCAGGCGCAGCGAGTCATCCTTCAGCTGCACGGGCCGCGAGCCCATGGTGATGGTCGCGAAGTCCAGGCGGGAGAACATGTCCGGCTGGTCGAGCATCCACCGGGCCTGGTAGACGACCGCGAGCTTCAGCCAGTACACGTCCCGGGCGCCGATCCGCGGCAGCGCATCGTAAGTGCGGGCCGAGAACATGTCGATGATCGCCTGGGCCTGCGTCACCTGGGCGTCCGTCACCGTCGTGCCGGTGAGTGCGGCGACGTCGGCGGCCTGGGCCCAGGATGCGGTGGCCATGTCAGCTCTTCTTGCTCTTCAGGCCGGTGACGTTGATCGACGGGTACTTCTTCGCGACGGCCTTCTGGACCGCCGCCTTCTGCGCCGGCGTGCCGTTCTGCGCCACCCGAGAAAGGGCATTTCGGGCATGAGCGGCGTCGTCGATGCGGTACTGCTTGCCGGGCAGCGCGAAGCTGGAGTCCGACATCTTCGCCCGGCCGCCCTTCGTGTTCCGCTTCGCGTTGGCCGCCGCGGGAAGCTTCGACGCCCTCGACTTCGAACCGCCGCCACCCCTGGATGCCTTGGCCGCCATCCCTCAGCCCTCCTTGCGCGCGGCCGCGGCGGCCAGTGCGACGTCGTTCGGCGTGAGCGTCGAGGCCGCATCGGTGTCGACGACCGCCGGAACGACGTCGACCTCATACGTCAGGGCTGTGCGCTGCGACCGGGGCTCGTCGTGCTCGACAGCGTCAACCAGGTGCACATCGCCCTTGGGGTGCAGGCCGCGGCGGATCGCGTCGCCCAGCACCTCGGCCGCGTTCGCCAAATGCGCCGGGTGGTCGTGGCGTCCGAAGCCGAGGCCGCCGAGGTGGAACACCTTGCGGAACCGGCCCGGCTCGTCGCTCGGGTCGGCGGTGCGGTGGTCGATCTCGCCCTGGACGTCGCCGTCGAGAGCCGGGTGCTGCACGCGTGCGCTCTCGACCGGGAGCTGCGGCAGCTCCGGTGAGGTGTCGATGTCGTCGATGGTGCTGGTGGCCTTGGCCATGGGGTCTCCGTAGTGGTCCGCGGGTGACGGGCGCGCAGGCTCGGGATCCTGGGCGCCCGTCGTGACCGGCGCTCGGGTGCCGGTCAGCTACCGGAGTTGTCCTCCAAGATCGCGACCGATTGCTCGACGCCGAGGGCGAAACCGCGGCGGGCGCGCATCTTGAGGATCGACTCGTCGGTCAGGGCCGAGAGGCCGTTGCGGCCGTCGATGTACACCGACTCCGGGCCGGAGCGGATGCCCAGCAGCAGGTAGCTCGGGACAGTGAGCATCGCCAGCGGGTTGCCGGTCGGCTTGGCCGTCGGCGCCGCCGACGTCTTCGCGCCCAGGGACCACTTCACCGGGTAGCCCATGATGTAGTCCGGGACGTTCTGCGCGCCGCCCGCGGTGCCGTTGGACGACTCGTTGAAGATCGGACGGCCGTTGCCGTCCTTGATGCCGCGCAGCTTCTTCTTGAAGTTCGGGTGGCAGATCCACAGGGCGCTGGCCTCGTCCCAGTAGTCGCCGGACTCGACGTTGCCGGCCACCGTGGACAGCAGGTCGTAGGTGGTGCCGCCGGTACCGGTCTGGGTGAGGTTGGTGTTGGCGGTGTAGCCGGTGTTCGAGTCGGTCTGCGTCAGCGCGTAGTACACCGAGTCGAAGGCGCAGCCCGAAGTGGCCTTCGCGGCGGTGACGGCCAGACAGGCGTTGTCCAGGCCCTTGGCGTAGGCGGTGCCCCAGTCCGTCATCTTCGTGGCGAGGATGTCGGCCAGGGAGTCGTCGATGTCCTCCTCGGCGACGCGGATGGCCTTGCCGAACTTCTGGACCGCCAGCACGACCTCGTCGTTGACGGTGACGTCCTCGCCGTAGGTACCGCCCTTGGCGATGATGTCGACGCCGACGCCGCCGGACCGCGGCGTGGACCGGGTCTGGGTCTTCATCGGGATCCGCTGGGCGAAGGACTCGACCGCGGAGATCTGCATGACCTTCCGGATGACGTCGGACCCGAACTCCTCCGGGATCCAGTGGTCGAAGTTGTCGCGGGCGCCACCGGCCGCCAGGAGGATCGGCGAGCCGTCGCGGCGGAAGCCGATGACGTCGCCCGGGTCGTGGTCCGGGACGCGGGGATCGAACAGGGTGCGGTTGCGGAGAGGGGACACGCCGGGTGCCTTGTCTGTGATGGGTGGGCTGGGTGTCACCTGCGCCCCATCACGGGCACGCGGGCCGATGAACTAGACCGGTCACCGGTTTCGTGCATCCGCGGCGCCTCACGCGCATCGCGGACTTTGATCGGAAGATACGCCGCGCGGCTGGCGTTAGTCAGTCCGCGCGGCGTCCGGGCTCAGCTTCGATTGCCCAGGGCCGCGGCAGCATGCTGCTCCGCGGCGGACTTCGGCTTCGGCTGCTCGTTCTTACGCCCGGCGGCGTCGATCCGTGGGGCGCGGACCTTCTGCACTGGCGGCTCCGGCTCGGGCTTGGCGAACAGCGCCGGGATCGCGTCCTTGATCTGGTCGATCTGATCCTCCAGGCCGGACACGCCGTCCTCGTCGACGTCCACGTCCGCCATGTCGATCATCTTCAGGAGCTTCTTCAGGGTGGCTGTGCCGGTGTCCGGGCTCAGGCCCGCAGCGAACAGCGCGGCTCTGGCAGCCTCGTTGACGACCATCGGCTTGAAGCGGCTCTCGGCGGCGGCGACCGCGTCCTCGACGGCCTTCGCTGCGGCCTCGTCGCCTGCGGCCGACGGCGCGGTGCCCTTCTGCGCGGCCCGCAGCTGGGCGGTGAGGTCGCGGACCTTCCCGCGGGCCTCCTTGGCCGCCGTGCGCTCCTTCTCCAGCGCACCCAGGGCCCGGTCCAGATCGGCCTGGGTGACGACCTTCGCCGCGGGCTTCGGCTTCTCCTCTTCGAGGTCATCCGGCTCCTCGTCGTCCTCGTCGGCAGCGCGCCCAGCGGGGACGCCGTCGCCTTCGAGGTCGATGCCGGTGTCGCCGTCGTCATCATCCGACGCCCCGCCGGCGAACAGGTGGATGGGGCTTCCGTCGTTGCGGTGGCCGATGACCGTCCACGGCCTGGTGGTCCCGAGCGCCATGCGCGTGCCTTTCTCTTCTTGGTGGTATTCAGGGCTTGGTCTTGGCCGCGGGCCTGCTGTAGTGCGGCACAGTGCGGGTGGGGAACCGTCCGGCGGTCACGGCGCGGCGGCTGTAGGCCTTCACCGATGCGGGCGCAGCCGGGTTGCGGGCCAGCGCCTTGCGGGCGGCGCGGATCCGTTCGGCGCCGGATTCGGACGGCAGCGACCAGCCCTTGAGGATCGAGCGCTGCGCTTCGCGCTGGAGCGCCTCGGGCAGCGACGGGCCGGTCGCGCCCGGTGCGACGCCCAGCCACACCACGCACTCACACCGGCACGAAGGATGAGCCGGCGGATGTTCGACAGGACCCGCGGGCCACAGGTGCGGCTTGTCGGTGAAGATGGAGGCAAACGCGATGTCGAATGGCTGTCCGGCCGCTGCGATGCGCCCGGCGAACCCTTGGCAGGTGACGCACGCATCCGGCTCGGCCAGCCAAAGCATGTCGGCGCCCAGTGCTTCGGCGACGGCGGCGCGGCCCGCGTTCGCACCGCCCTGGATCGCGGTAGTGGTGTCGCGCTCGGCGGCGGCGGTGGCCCGCCGGGCTTTGCCCAGAGCGGCATCGACGTCGGCGAAACTGCCCGTTCCAGCCTGCCCTAGGGCGTTCTCGGCGCTGCCGAGCTGGTCCCGCACGGCTTGTTCGAGACCCGCGGCAATGCGGGCCGTCGCATCGTCAACAACAGGCGCGACATCGTCAACTGTCAGAGCGGCGCCGGTCGCGCGGATGGCCTGGCCGGCGCCGAGGTTCAGGGCGCGGTCGGTGTAGCCGCCGAGCGCGATGGCCGAGGAGGTGTCGATGCGGGCGAGGCGCCCGCGCAGGTCCGTGACGATCGCCGCAGCGCGGATCGGGTCACCGGGCGCGGTTGTACTGCCGAAGGTGCCGATCCAGGCCTTCACGGCGGCACGCTGCACGGCCACCAGCTGCAGGCGCAGCGGCCAGGTGACGGCTTTGACGGCGGCGCGTTCGAGGATCAGGAGCTCGGCGGCACGCAGCGCCTGCTGTGCCAGAGCGGCCTGTATCGCTGCGGACTGCGGCGCCGGTGCGGTATCAGCGGTCTGTACGGTCATTGGCGCCGCCCTCGGCGGCCGGGGCGCCCGGCGGCTGCGCCCAGTACGGGCCGTCCTGAGGCGTCGGCATTCCGGCTGGAAGCGCGGCCTGAGGCGGAATCGTCGGCAGCGGCGCAGGCTCCGGCGGCAACGCGGGCGGTCCCATGATGTCGCCGAGCAGCGCAACGATGAGGCGCTGAATCTGCTGGTCGTCAATGACTCCGGCGGCAACGGCAGGCGCGAGAGAGCCAAGGGCGGTTCCGATCTTCACGAGGATGCCGGTGCCGAGCTGGAGGTCATCGCCGTCACCGAACCACTCGTCGACCTGGTCCTGGGTGTAGCCGGCCTCCATGAACGCCTGCTTGTCGGGCAGCCCGGCGTTGAGTTTGGCCAGCAGTGTCTCCCAGCCGGCCTGGTCGTCGATGGCGCCGGCGGACTTCCAGCGGACGGTGACCTCGGCGTCATCGATGTCCAGCACCTTCAGCGCGAATACGACCATCTCGCACCAGGTGTCGCCGTAGGACTCCTGCCGGTCCTCGATCTTCTTCGTGAACGGCTCGTTCGCGGCCCGCCGGGACTCCCCGGATTCCACCGCGCCGGTCGGGTCCAGCCTCGACAGCGGCGTGTCCGTGATCAGCGCGCCGAAGCGCAGGTACAGCGTCATCGGGTCGGTGAACGTCGCGGGGTCGGCCGGGTCGAACTGGCCGACGCCCTTCACGCCCTGAAGCCACCACACCGACCCGGGGTCGGCGGACAGCTGCGACTGCGGGTCGCCGACGCGGGAGGTGGCCCCGGTGTCCAGGGCGTACTGGAACAGGTCCTCGTCCCCGGCGGCGAGCTCGGAGGAGTCGGCGGTGCCATCGGCAAGGGCGTAGCGCTGCGGGAAAGCCTGGTAGTCCACGCCGGCCATGTGGGACAGGACCAGCTTGCGCAGCGAGTCCTGGGTGCCGTAGAAGCCCTCGTGCTCGGGGCAGCCGTAGGGGTCGTCGTTGCGGAAGTGGAAGACGGGGATCTCGCCGAACGGGTTCGGGCGCGGCCAGCCGGGGCCCGCGTCGACATCCTGCGGATCGACGTCGTCGGCGGTGTCGTAGAACGGCACCATGTCCTCGGCTTTGGGGTGCAGCACCCCGGCCTTGGAAACGTACTTCTCGATCCGGTCCGGGTAGTACAGGTCGACGCGGACCTTCTTCTGCGCGGCCAGCACCCACTGCTTGATGGCGAACGCCTTCACCTGCGGGTTCTCGGCGTCGTAGAAGAGCCGCACCGACATCGGGCTGTTGTAGAACACATCGACGTTCTTGATGCCGACGCCGTCCCAGTCGGTGTCCGCCGAGGGCCACACGATCACGTAGGCGTCGCCGTACTCGCTGGCCCTGCGCATGATCTGCTTGGACTGGCGGGCCAGCTTGTTGTCCTTCCACAGGTCGTCGATCAGGGCTTTCGCGCCGGGCGTGGTGGAGTCGACGGAGGCGATCTCCAGGCGTTCGGCGACGGCCTGCACGGCCTTCTTCGCGAAGTTGAACTTGAACGCCGTCCCGGTCCTGGCCATGGCGCGACGCAGCCGGACCGTCGCGAACACCTCGGCGCGGGTGCCGTCGTAGTACTCCTCGGCGGCCTGATACGCGCCCATGGCCTGCGCAAGCTCGCCCATGGCCAGCTCCAGGTCGGAGCCGGGCGCCTGCGACGGAGGCGGGGCGGCGCCGTCGCCGTAGGAGATGGAGGCGACGGACGCGTTCGAGGTGGCCACCTTGCTCCTGACGACGTGTAGATCATCCCTGCGGCCACGGTATTCACGGTGTCCACATCAGAAGGTGTCGTCGTCGTCCTCGTGGCCGTAGAGCGGGTCGACCGTCGCGCCGCCGGAGCGCTTCTTCCTCTTCAGGAACACATCCACGCCGGTGCCGATGGCATCGACGAGGTCGTCGTTGGTGCCCTTGGGGAACGCAACGAGCTGCTCCAAGGCGGCAGGGAGCAGCGTCTCGTGCACGACCTGCGGCAGCATCGACAGGCCGGCCGGGACGGCTGGGTCCTGGCCCGACTTCAGCCGGACCGGCCGCTGCTGGTAGTAACCGAGCAGCCGTGCGGCCCGAACTTCCTTCGCCTCGGACTGGGAGACGGTCTTGATCGGTACGGGCAGGTTCGTCAGGACGCTGCCCTTCCAGACATCGCCACCCTGGTTCACCTCGACGACGACGCCGCGGATGGTCGGGAACTCGGTGAGGATCTCCATCACCTTCTTGCGCAGCGGCTCTCCGGGCGCGACCTTGACGGCGACGGCGTAGCGGACGACGCAGCGCCGGTAGGCCGCGGAATAGCCGATGACGGCCAGGGCGGTGTAGTCCGACTTCTTCTTGGAGGTGACGGCCGGATCGATGGATAGCAGCTCGTGTGTAAGCGCGGGCAGCTCGGCGCGAACGATGTCGTCGGCGTTCCAGTAGTCGCCGTCGCGCCCCATCGGGTCGTTGTCGTAGTTGAGCTTGTACGAGCGGGTGTGCTCAATCGCCTTCAGGAACTGAAGCGGCCACTTCGACGGCCACATACTGCGGCGATCGCCGGTCTCCTCGTCGGTGACGATCGCCCGGTAGTAGTGGACGCGGATCTGCTCGTCGCCGACCCACGCCGCGGGCTCCTCGCCGGGCCTGGTAACGGTCTTCACGAGGTCGTGGATGATCGAGCCGGGCATGGTGACGGTGCCGGCGATGACGACGCGGGCGCGGATGTTCAGCGGGAGGATCGCGTTGGTGACCGTGGCGAGGCGCTTGTCCTTCTGGAAGTCGGAGTAGTTGCTCTCGTCGGGTTCGATGTCGTCCAGGATCAGCAGGTCGGGGCGCCGCTTGCCGACCTTCATGCCGAGGGTCTTGGCGTCCACGCCCTTGGCGCCGAACACGAACCCGGACTTGGTCACCAACAGAGCCTTGGTGTCCGATTCGTTGGCACCGGACGGCCGGCGGCCTGCGATACACAGGTCGGGGAAGTCGGTACGCAACACCTCGTTGCCGTCCAGCTCCCGCTTGAACGTCAGCAGGTGTAGCTCGGCCTGTGTGCCGGAGTCGGCGAACGCGGCGATGAACTTCTTGTGCCCGTGCGCTGCTGCCCACAGCGGCAGGATCAAGAACAACCAGGTGGTCTTGCCGGATTCGCGGGGGCAGACGTAGGCATCGCGATCGGCGCGGGGGCGCCGAGTTGGGAGCGCCCACCTCTTGGCGGCCGCGGCCAGCTCGACGTGGAACTCGGACAGGGTGATCTGCGCGTCCTCGAAGTCGTCCTTGAGGTGGTGCGGCAGATACAGCAGCGCAAACAGCAGCGGGTCGAACTTGGTGAGCTGCCGGCGGCACTCGGACACCGCCAGCGACGCCGGGTCGAGATCGGCCAGGTACGCGTCGAGGTCGAACGCGGCTTGCGTGGGCTCAGCGGTGGCTGTGCTCACCCATCGGCCTGCGCCTTCAGTTCCTCCTCGGCCGCGGCGGCCTTCGCCTTTGCCGCGTTGACCATGTCGATGAGTTCGAGGTCCTGCTGCGTGGTCTCGGTGACGGTGGCGTCGACCTTCATCGCGGCGTCCAGGCCGAGCAGGCGGGCGCGCCGTTCCTGGATCTTCAGGAGTCTGTCGATCGCGGCGAGCGCGGGTCCGGAGTCCTGAAGCGGGATCTTCTCGCCGTGTTCGTCGGTCCGGTGGACGACGCGGCCGTCGGAGATGACGTAGTGCTCGCGCTCGAGGATGGCCAGGACGAGCAGTTGCATGCGGTCCAGGCGCTCGATCTCCAGCTCGCGGACTTTCGCGCGCAGCGGGTCGAGGGTTTCGGTGATCTCGCAGTCGATGCGGCGCCAGACGGTCGTGAGGGACAGGCCTGTGGCGGCGGCGATGGCGCGCAGGGGCATTCCGCGCAGCCGCATCTCATAGCAGGTGCGCTGCTCCTCGGCGAAGTGCGCGTTGGTGTAGCGAGGTGGCGCCCATGTCTGGATCTGGGTCATGCGTTCCACAACCTAAGTTCCCTGGCCACAGTCCCGATCTTGTGGCGTTGACCTCAGTATCGCGACGGGTTCAACGCCCGCTGCCGGAGATGCCCTTGACGCCGAGCACGCGGTCGGCGTGCTTCTGCCCCGTGCTCTTCGGCGGCCGGATCGGCTCCTGGGTGCCGTCGTCGTTCAGGAGGCTGAACACGGCGTCGTGCTGCTTGGCCAGGGGTGTCAGCGCGCTCATTTGCCGTCCTTGGGCAGTGCGATGAGCCACATGTCCCAGCCTCCGCGGCTGTTCTTGGCGACTTTGGCGATGGCCATGGGCTGGCCGCGGTCCAAGAGTACTTCGCGCTCGGTGGGGTTGCGGGACAGCCCGGCGGCCAGGATCGCGGGTGTGCCCTTGGGGACGGCGATGTGCATGGTGACGCCACCGAGGCCGCCGCCGTAGGGGTCCCCGAGGGCGGTGGAGGCGAAGGCCTTGTCGGTGATGGTGCGGCCGGTGAGGTTCTGGACGTGGCCGAGGGTGGCGTTGGTGAGGCCGAACGCTTCGGGCTGGACGTGGCGGGTGACGACGAGGTCTTCGGAAAGTGGCCGCATGGCGGCGTCGATGCGGGCGACTTCGGGGTCGGCGTGGTCGCCGGCGCGCAGGTGCTTGTTGGTGTCGAAGAAGGTGTCGCCGGTGTAGCGGTTGACGGCGTCGCGCTGGGCCGCGGGGAGTTTGGTGGTGTTGGCGCGCAGGTAGGCGGTGGCTTCGGTGTTGTTGGCGAAGCGGCGGGGATGGAAGTCGGCCAGGGCTGCGTTGCCGGCGGCTTTCTCGGCGCCGGTGGTTTTCTTGCCGGCGGATCCGGCGCTGAAGCGGCCGCGTTCGTCGCGGGCGTGGAGGGATTCGTCCCAGCTGGCCATGTGCTTCTCCCGGTGCGGCCGTGGTCGGGCGGCCCGGGTTCTACTGTCTTCACCGGTTCAACTGCGGCTGCGGGCTTGATCCCCTGGGGACACTGGCGGCGTCAGGTCAGTCGGCAGACAGGGGCGTGTCGTGATCGGTTTCGACTACACCGACCGCATCGACCCGGCCGCGCTGAAGGCGGCCGGCTGCTCGGTTGTCTTCCGCTACCTCTCGCAGCCCGGCTGGCCCAAAAACCTCGAGCTGGCAGAGTCTCGAGAGTTGCTGGCCGCCGGGATCCCGATCGTCCTGAACTACGAGACGACTGCGACGTTCATGCGCGGCGGCTACGCGGCGGGCATCGCCGCGGCGCGGTCGGCCCGTGCGCAGGCGAATGCGCTGGGCGCTCCGGCTGCGGCCCGCATCTACTACTCGGCCGACTTCGACATGACGGCGGCGGAGACCTCGATCGTGATGGCGTTCTTGCGCGGTGCGGCGTCGGTGGACGGCGCGGCCGAAGTCGACGCCTACGGGGGTCTGCGGCTGGCGCGGGCTGCCGAGGCGGCCGGGATGCGCCCGTGGCAGACGGTCGCCTGGTCCGGCGGTGTGTGGGATCCGCAGGACGTGGCCCGGCAGACCGGCGAGCAGCGCACTGTCGGCGGCGTCCAGGTGGACGTGAACGAGATCATCGACTTGGCCGCGCTCGGAGCGTGGGGCGGCCCGACCACAGGAGACATCGTGACGCCCGAGGATATTCAGGCCATCGCCGCAGCGGTGTATGCCTACGGCAAGGAGGACGTGAACCTGCCCACCGGCGTGATGCACAACGTGCCGCTGGGGAACCTCGCCCACGGCGCGTGGGTCTCCGTCAACGACCCGAACGGCCCGGTCATCTCCCGCCTGAGCGCCCTGGAGGCCCAGGTGAAGGCGCTGGCCGTGCCGGCGGTCGACGTGAAGGCGCTCTCGGCTGCGCTCGCCCCGTTGCTCCAGGCTGGCGCGAGCGCGGACCAGATCGCGACCGCGGTCGTCGGCCATCTGGCCGTGACCCTGGCGAAGGGCTGACGGCCGTGGGCGTGCTGATGGGGCGGCTCGGCGCCGAGCTGCGGCATGTCGAGGCGGACGTGGCGGCGCAGATTCGCCGGGCGCATCTGGCCAAGCAGCTGGGCCGGCTGGCGGCCGGGGTCGTGGGGTCGGTGGTGTTGTCGCTGATGCATGGCGGCCTGGGGCGGTTGGATTCGGAGACTCTGCTGCCGTTGGCGGCCGCGGCGCTGTGGACGCAGTTGGCGAATCTGTGGCCGCAGGTGCCATGGGATCTGCTGCGGGTGCGGCTGGGACTGCCGACGATCCCGCCGGGTGGCGCCTCCGAGGCGCGGTGGCATCCGGGCGTTCCCGCCGGTGCTCCGATGCAGGGCGTTGAGGGCATCGTCGGCCAGACGGCCACCGTCAGCAACCCGTCGGTGCCGGGTCGACCGGACGGCGTCCAGATCAAGCCGGAAGGTTAGCCGCACTGCTGACCGAGCCCCCGGCCCGTACCCCGCTGGAGGCATCCCGTGGCCGCTGAGGACCCGCTGACCCCGGGCGAGATCCGCCGGGCCATTGACCGTTTGGAGCAGGCGGATCGGACGCTGGGCGACCGCATAACCCAGGTGGCCTCGGACATGCTGCCGGTGAAGCTGTGGGACGCCGAGCACCGCGCACTCAGCAAGGAGCTTGACCAGCACAAGAAGGACGCCGATGAGGACCGGAAGCGGATCGAGCGCGAGATCGGCCAGGTCAAGAAGGAGGTCAAGGAAGTCCGCGAGGAGCCGGACAAGCGATCCGAGATCACCTGGACCAAGGTCATTGGCCTGATCACCGCACTGGCCACGCTGGCCGCTGTAATCGTCGGCGTGGTGGGCCTGACGAGAGGGATCAAGTAATGGCCATCGCATGGGCGAAGGCGCAGCGTCACTGGTGGACGGCGGTGCTGGGGCTGCTGACGGCCGGGTTCCTCGCGGTGCTGATCTTTATGATGGTGGAGTTGTCGGCGGCGTCGGACCAGCTGGACGGGCTGCGCTCCCAGCAGGCGGCGCAGTCGCGAGTGGTCGGGAGCTTGTCCTCGGGCCTGTCCACTGCGGAGTCGCAGCTGTCCGAGCACGGCATCAAGCCGCTGCCGCCGCCTCCGCAGCAGATCATCGAACAGGGCCAGGCCGGTCCGCCGGGCGCTCAGGGCGCTGTCGGTCCCGCCGGTCTGCCCGGTCCGCCCGGCCCTTCGGGGGCGTCGGGCGTGCCGGGCCCCAGCGGGCCGTCAGGTCCCGCCGGTCCGAGCGGCGCGCAGGGTGCTACCGGGGCGTCCGGTGCCCCGGGAGCCGACGGTGCGACCGGGGCGCCTGGGCCTCCCGGCCCGTCGGGTGCACCTGGCGCGGCCGGGAGCCCCGGGCCGGCCTGCCCGACCGGCTATACGCTCGCGCCGGAGACGATCCACGGGAACAACGCGCTGGTGTGCGAACAGGTGCCGAGCCCGTCATCGTCGCCGCCCGGCTCGATACCCGCACCGTCCCCGGCGGCCGTCCGTAACACGGCCCACGCTGGCCGCGCCAGCGCCCCAGTGTTGAGAACTGAAAGCTCAACATCGCCGTCCCCGCCGCCTGCGCACCGGTCCGGGCTGGTGCTGATGCTGCTGAGCCTGTTGAAGCTGCCGCGGGAGCAGCGCGTGTAGTCTGGCGTCGCGGCTCCTATGAAGCGAGCGGCCCCGTCCCTATCGGCAGGACGGGGCCGCTTGTGCATCCGGGCTCAACTTCGGGTGCGTGACCGCTCGGTGTCGTAGGGGTCCGCGGCGAGGGATGCCGGCAGCGGCGCCATGCGGTAGGCGTCGTGCGACGCAGACACGGTACGACGGCCACGGAAGACGGCGACGGCCCGGCCGACGAGGTTGCGCCGGTAGGCCCAGCGGCAGCCGTAGCACGCCCAGAGCGCCGCCCAGGCCGTGACTTCCAGGGCCCACAGTTCGAGCAGGAGCAGCCACGCGGACAACATCAGCATGCCGACGAAGGCGCCTGCGACGGGGTGGTGGCGATGGTGGTGCGCGCGTCGGGAGTGTCCGCGGGCGCCCGGGATGTTCGGCACCGGCGGAAGGGTGTGCATCCAGGCGTCGAGGCTGGCGTGGCGCTGTGTCATGGGCTTGTCCTGTGGGCGTAGCGGTGTTCGGATGTCAGCTGAGCTGCCATTGCGCGACCGGGCCGCTTCCGGCGTCCAGGACGATCTGGACGCTGGCGGGTTTCGCGCTGTTCGCGATCTCGAAGGTGATGACGCCTTCGGTCGTGCCGCCCGGCTCGATGACGACGTGCGAGGTGAACATCTGGCCGCTGGCGGTACTGGCCAGGATCGGCCCGTAGTGCTGCCCTGCGGTGTCGATGACGCCGGCGCCGACGGTGGGTGCGCCGTTGCCGTTCCAGGCCGCGCTGCCGTGGTTGTCCAGGCGGATTTCGGCGCTGACGAAGTGCTTGCCCACGTCTGCGACGGCGTGGTTGGCGACGGCCGGGTTGTCGAACTTGATCAGCGTGGCGGTGATGTCCTCGCCGTTCGGGCCCTTCAGCGCGACGGCGCCCCCGACGGCGGGGTGCCTGTCGGATTTCGGCGGCGCGGCGGGGACGGGCTGGCCGGTGACAGCGGCACCGGGCGCGCCGGCTGCCTGCTGGGGTGCGGCCTGCGGGGTATCGGTGGTCTTCCCGCGGGCGAGGTATCCGGCGGTGAAGCCGATGCCGAGCGTGAGGACGGCGATGAGGGTGACGAGCCACAGCGGTACGGCGACGCCGCGCCGTGGCGGTGTCCCACCTGCGGGCGGTGTGCGGCGGTGCAGTGCGCGCGTGGCGGTTTCGTCCCGAGACTCCACGAGTTCCCCCCTCGTAGCTGAGAGTGCTGACGTTACGCCGGGCTGTCCGTGATCGCCATCGCCAGGGCGTGCGAAAGCCCGGCCCCGTGCATTGGGGCCGGGCTTTCATGGTGCGGCCCGGCGGGACTCGAACCCGCGACCGACGATCTCAGCGGGCTTGGCTCCGGCCGGGAGCGCCTACCGCACACGTACCTCTTCCGTCTGAGCTACGGGCCGTACCAGCGCCGCGCCCGTCGGGCTCGCACGGGGGATTGAGTCCGTCGGGCGCGGCAGTCTCAGGGTAACGCGCTCGCTACATCGCCGAGTCGAACGCGGCCACCGGCGGCTTCGGCGCGCTGCCGTCCGGCAGGACGCGCCGCAGGGCACTGCGCTTGGTCGCGGCCAGCCGTCCAAGCGGGATGGTGCGGACGTCGGGCATCTCGGTGGCGATGCCGTCTACGGGCTGCTGCGGGTCCATGGGACCACGGTAGCCCACGTGCGGGCGCTGCTACGCTGGCCGTTCCATAGTCGTCTAGCGGCCTAGGACGCCGCGTTCGTGGGGTTCGAGTCCCCGGAGGGCAGGTACCGCCCTCGAAGCCGTCACCTCAGGGTGCGGAAGCGGCCCCGGCGCGGTAACCCCGGTTCGAATCCGGGCGTGGAACCACGGAGCGTGGAACCACGGAGCGTGGATACCGGGGCGCCCGGATCACCAGTGCAGGATCCAGCCCCGGCACGTTGGGCACACGCCCGGTGCCGACAGGCGCGTTCCGCTGCGGTGCTTGATCTCCACCGTGACGCTGCCGGTGTTGGAGCACTTGGCGCACAGCAGCTTGTCGCCGGGGCCAGGCGGCTGCTGGCCGGGACCGCCGTCGGGGACCGCCCAGGCGTGGGCGCACGGGGCGACGCCGATGACCTTCTTCAGCCGGCCCGATCCGGTGAACAGCGCCCGGACGTTCGTGCCGCGGCACCAGTCGCAGCGCAGCCCGTCGAGCCCCACGGTCTGCGGCACGCTCGGGAAGGCGTAGCCGCCCTTGAGGGATCCCTGCAGGCGGCCGTCGGCGCTCTGGCGGTGGTGGCGGCGCAGGTTCGGGTTGGCCTGGCTGACCGGCTCGGCACTGCGGCCGGTACGCGCGGTGCGTTCGGCGCCCCGCTTCCCGGCGCGGGCGTCGGTGCGCTTCGCGGCCCGCGGCTTGGTGGTCTGGCCGGGGCGGTAGGTGCGGGCCCTCTTGCCTTTGTCGCGCTTCCAGCCGTCGGGCGTGCGGACGGCGCCGCGGGCCTTGACGGTTCCTTCGGGCCCGCGGCGGATGGAGACGACGTCCTTGTGGCCGAACAGGGTCCGCCTCACCCTGGGCCAGGTCGGCCAGTTCCGCTCGGACCCGAACAGCACGCCCATCACGATGCGGCCCGGGGAGTAGAACGACTTCCTCGGCTTCCTCTTCGCCATGGCCTACGCCTCCCGGCTGCGGCGCGCAGGCGGCACCGTACAGAAGAACCGCTCCGAACGCCCGTCGGCGTCCCGCTGCGACGTCGCGCCGCCACGGTCCTTGAACCCGGTGAGCAGGGCGGTGCAGGTCTCCCGCGATTTGAGGCCGGGCAGCTTGTAGCTGAGGAGCTCGCGGATGGTCAGCGACCCGCGCTCGGTGAACCGCTGCCACGCCTCCAGGTGCTCGGCCTCGATCTCGGTCCCGTCGGGATACAGGTCCGGGACCACTCGCAGGTGCCGCACCTCGGCGTGGAAGTCGTTGGCGGCGTCCACCGCGTCGCCGCGCCTGCCGCCTCCGTTGGGGCCTCCGGGGTTGCCGGGATCGCACCGGCCGCCAAGGATCTCCTCCATCGCCACCGCGGTGCCTTCGTCCAGGGCGGGACGGCGGCCGACGTTCGCATTGACCGTCGCCATGATCCGGTCCGGTTCGATCATGTAGCCGCGGCCCTTCGACGGGCGCGGGTACTCCGGGGTGCGCGGCCGGAACGTGCCCTTCAGCGGCAGCGTCTCCTCGTCTGCACGCCAGCCCCCTCCGTGCGCACCGGGGCCGAGGATCACGTTCGTCTGGGTCGCGGACCGGGTGCGGTAGCACACGATGTTCGTGAACTGTCCCGACCCGTCGGTGGTGCCGCCCAGCGCCTTGGAGGACGGCGACTGCGTCGCGCCGATCAGGTAGATACCCAGGGCGCGGGCCACCTGCATGAGCCGGATCCACAGTTCGAACAGGTCGGCGTCCAGGCGCAGCATCTCGGCGAGCTCGTCGATGAGGACCACGATCGCCGGGCCGTGCCGGCTCGGATCCCACTCCTTCACCGGCAGACCGGTGCGCTCCCGCTCCTCCCGCAGGATCTGTCCGCGGACCTCCATCGCCGCGCCGAGCGCGCGCAGGAGAAGCTTCGCGTCGTCGATGCCGAATGCGGCGCGGTAGGCGACCGGCTCATAGGGCCCGAGTTCCAGTTGGCCGGGCTTCAGGTCCATCAAAATCAGAACGGCATTCTTCATCGACGCCACGGCGCAGGCGATGACGTTGACGCCGATGGACTTTCCGCCGTCGGTGATTCCGGCGTACAGGGTGTGCCGGCCTTTCAGCAGCAGCGCGATGACTTCCTTCGCATCGTCAATGCCGATGTCCACCGGCTGGGTGATGTCGTCGGTGTTGGGGCCGGGCCAGTGGGTGACCTCGTCGAGGGCGGAGTCCTCGCCGTCCTGGACGCGGATCTCGAACCGGTTGCCGATGGCGGTGGGGATGATCTGGAAGCCGCGGCAGGGCATGTTGTTCCGCAGGGTGTCGACGCGGCTGGACAGCCACCTGAAGTTCACGGTCTTGGACTCGGGCGTGTAGATGTACGTCAGCCAGGCATCGGGGCCGAGCTGCCGGACGGCGTCGACCTGGATCGGGGAGACGCCGATCGCGGCGAACGCGGCGTGAAGCCGGGCGGCCTGATCCGACATGAGGCCGCCGCCGACGATGCCGGGTGCCGGCGGCGGCAGCGGCAGACCGCCGACGGGCGCCGGCGGCATCGGCACCGCGGCGACGGCGGCGTGGTAGTCGACGACGAAATCCTGGTCCCGCTGCCGACGGTGCTCCCGCCAGCCGATGGAGCCCAGGGTGCCGACGGCGGCCAGCAGCGCCGTCGTCAGTGCCGATATGCCGGAGAACCCGGCGCCGACGGCGGCGGCACCGGACATGCCGACGGCACCGCCGGCGAGGAGCCCGCGGGTGAGGTGCCGGTCGGCGTCGTCGGCGTGTTTGTGGTGGGCGAGCCATCCGGCGGCAGGCGCGGCGACGCCCGCGCCGAGGAACGGCAGCATCAGCCAGATGTGGTCGGGTTCGGCGTTGGCCCACCAGCCCAGGGCGGAGAATCCGGCGGAGCAGGCCGTCGGCCACAGGTGGTAGCGGCGCATCGCTTCCAGGACCGGCGGGGGCGCGGTGGGCAGGGCGCGGTTGTCGATGAGGGCGGCGACGTGCAGCGGCAGCGGGGCGTAGGCGGGGTGCTGCCCGTGGAATGCAGCGGGTCCGGCGTTCTGAGCTGGGATGATGTGGCCGCTGTAGACGGGCGTCGGGTCGTGACGCGACACGCCAGGGGCGTCGGGGACGGCAGGGTTTTCCGGCCCGGGCCGGAAATCCAGGGCCGCGTGGTCGCTGTGGCGTGTGGCGTCCGAGTTCACCGGCTCACCGCCGCGGCTCGTTCGGGCTTCGTCGCGGCCTTCTCGGTTTCCCTGCGGACGTCGCGGGCGCGTGATGCGCCGGGGGCTCCGTGGCCTGCGGCGTCCAGGAGGGCGGCCAACTGCGGGGCGTTGGGCTTGTCGCCGGTGTCGCGGATGTGCTGCCGGTACAGCGGCAGTGCGAGCTCGACCCATTCGGGCAGGCTTCGGCGGATGCCGTCGGCGGCGGTGGTGAAGTCGATGACGTCGGCACCGGCGGTGCTGTCGGCACTGTCGTCGGCACCATCATCGTCGGCACTCTCGGGTGCCGACGGCACCTTCGTCGGCACCGCCGTCGGCGCCGCGTCGGCACCCCGGCCGCCGTCGGCACGTGCCGTCGGCACTTCGTATCGGCGCCTCGCCGTCGGCACCGCGGGTTCGTCGGCACCGCCGATTCCGGTGCCGACGGCGGCCGGCGGCTGCCGGGCCTCGGCCAGCTGCCGCAGCAGCCACGGTCCGACGAAGCCCATCGCCATCAGAAGGAACGGCCCGACGCCGTTGAACGCGGCGAGCTGGAAGCGCCGGATGTAGATCGCCGGGCCGCAGTTCAGCCCGAACATCATCAGGGCGCAGATCACGGACAGGACGTGGACGCGCAGCAGTTCGCGCTCGGTCCGGCCGCGGTAGGACAGCCACGTCGCGGCGACGATCATGCCGGTGGCGGTCAGGTCGACGCCGGGCCCGGTGAGGTAGGCGATGCGCCGGTCGATGCCGAGGTGCACGCCGAGGTCGCCGACGTTGCCGAAGGAGAACAGGAACGCGAGCAGCGGCACGATGGCCATGACGGAAAGGACAATGGCATAGACAACGCGCTCGACGGTGTCGGGTTTCTTCCCGACGCCGGGGCTATCGTTTTGAGGCGTATTGCCCCTAGGATCTGGCATGTCGACGGTGCTCCTAACAGCATCGGCGGCGCGGCCCGGCGGATGCACTTCCGTCGGGCCGTTCTGTTACCCGATACCATCCTACCGGATATCGGCGGTATGTGTGAAAGTATTCACATTCATGCCGCTACGATGCTCGGTGCGGTAATTCCGGATGGAAGCTACTGCCGCGGGGTACGCGGGTGCCGTTCCCGCCACTGCGCGGCCTGCTCGTCGCTGACCGGCCGGAGCTCGAACTCGCGTCTGCGGTCCCGGGCGCCGGGATCGTGGTCGGTCCACGTCACGCCCGTTTCGACGTCGCCGTCGGTCCAGGACATGCGGGCCATGGCGGCAGCCTCGCCACGGCTCTCCAGGCCGGTCTGGGTCCCGTTGACGATGCGGGCGTACCAGGTGCTCACGCCGCCCCCCGTGGGCCGCGCGGACGCCACCAGCCGTTGCCGGGCGGCGGTTCCGGCGACCACCAGCAGCGGTGGCCGGCCGACAACCGGGGCGGCTCGGCCGCGACCGACCTCCACCGGCTGCTGCCGCGTGGCAGGTACCAGCCGCCGTCCTTGCCGGCGACGGTGGCGCGTGCGAGCAGTTCGGGACCGGCGCTCACGGCTGGGCCGCCGGGAGCGGGTTGCCGTCGGCGTCACACGGGGTGACGCTGTCGGCGGGGACGTCGATCTCGTAGCTGCTGCCGCGGAACCGCAGCCAGACCACGTTTCCGCGGGTGGTGGTGGTCCGGGCCATCACCTCGCCGACGCGGCCGTCGGCGCCGCAGACAAGTTCACGCTGCTCGGGCACTTCGTGCTCCCTCCGGTTCGATACGGGCCAGCAACCGGCCACACAGGGTCTTGAGCGCGTTCTCCTCGGCGGCCAGCGCGGTCAAGCGCTCCTCTTGCATGCGTGTGAGTGCATGTGTAATCTACGATCCATGACGATGCCGAACCCCGACGGGGCTGCCTTACCGACGCGGGCGCTCGAACTCGAAGTCGCGAAGTTTGCGCGCATCGCCCGGTCCCGGGGCTGGACCGACCGCGACAGCCTGCTCTTCGATCGCATCGCCTACGAGCTGGGCATCTCCGAGCGCACCGCGTACCGCGTCCTCGGCTGCGAGATCCGCCCGCAGGTGCCGTTCATCGCCGGGCTGCTCACCGCCGTCGAGGGACTGAGCCTGCGCGGTGCCTTCCGGCTCGTCAACGCAAACGACCCCATCGGAAGGGAGTAAGCACCATGGCCACGGCGACCACGGTCGAGCCGCTCATGGACAAGCACGAGGTGGCCGAGATCCTCGGCGTCCACTGGGGAACAGTCATCCGCTACGCCAAGAGCGGCAAACTCCGCTCCTCGAAGCCGGGCGGCAAGGAGTACCGATTCGCCCGCCCGGACGTCGCGGACTTCATCGCCGCGGGCGCGTCTCCGGCCCCCCTCGCCGCGGAGCCGAAGCCCTCGCGCGACCCCCGCTACCTCAACAAGTAGGGGCCCGGCCCGCAGACGCGGACCGAGCCCAGTGACCAACCCCCACGAGTCTGAAGTCGAGAAAGGTTGATCGTGAACATCATCTCACCCCTGGCGCACAAGCGTCACCACCCCGAGGCCGAACAGGTCCCCGAGCGTCCGCGCGGTATCGCCCCGGCCCGTCTCAACGGCCGCCCCGGCGTCGGCGCCGACGTCCTGCGCGAGTTGAAGGCGTTCGCCGCCCGCGACGAGAGCCGCACCGCCCGCCGCAAGCCCGTCCCGCCGCCCACGCCGCGCACGGACGAGGACTTCGCCGCCGCGCTCGCCGGATGGCAGGCCGAGATCGCCAAGATCGAGACCGGCACCATCGCCGCGCTCGCCGCGCTCGACGCCCGCATCACCAAAGCGCTGGACGCGGAATACAACGCCGACGTCTTCGCCGTGCACCACCTGACCACGCCGGTCCTGGAGCAGCTGCGGGACATGAGGCGCGAGATGGCCGGGGCGGCCTCGTGACCGCCGCAACGCTCCGCCGCGGCGACGAGGCCTGGGTGCACTTCAAGGGCCGCCGCCACCCCGCCGTGGCCCGCATCCTGGCCGCACCCGGCATCCCGAACGGCGCCTACCTCGTGGAGTACCCGGGCCGCGACCGGTTCGCCCCGGCGCTGCCGACGCAGGTCCCCGCGGACTGCCTGGAGGAGATCGCCGCCTGGCGCGCTTTCCCGGCCGGCAGCCGCGTGACCATCGCCGCCAACGGCCCGCTGCACTTCCGCGGCGCCACGGTCGTGCGCCGCGGCGGCCCGGACGACGGTCCCGGCGACGGCCTGACCGGCTATGACGGCATCGTCGTGCGGCTGGACCACAGCAGCCGCGAGATGTGGTTCCACACCTGGCAGCTGGCGACGGTCGTGGCGGAGGTGGCCCGATGACCGCCCGCAAGACCCACTGTCCCGGCTGCGACACCGACGTGCCGCTGCGCCGCACGGACGGCAAGGTCCGCGCCCACGACCTGCTCCTGCCCGGCGGCCAGCAGCGCTGCCCCGGCTCCGGCGAGAAGCCGAAGGCGGGTGCGTGATGGACGACCTCAGCTTGCGTATCGAGCAGATCAAGCGCCTGCGCGCCGTCGCCCAGAGCGACCACGAAGAGGCGAAGAACCTGCGCGCCCTGGCTGCCAAGCACCGGGCCGAAGCCGAGCGCCTCGACGGCGACGCGGCCAACGCCCAGCAGATGTCCGGCGGCTGGCACGAGATCGCCGACCGGCTCTTCGCCGGGGGCGTCATCGACGAGGACAGCGCCGTGCTGTCCCTGACCCAGGGCCAGCTCAAGGGCGGCCGCTGCTACGCCTGCGACGGCGAGATCACTATGGACGAGCCGGACGAGCGACTCGGCAAGCTGGGCGACCACACGGTGTTCGTGCACATCGACAGGGCCGTCTGCAAGCGCGTGATGGCCGAAGACGCCGAGACGGAGGCCTGAGATGACCACCGCGACCAAGCCCCGAGGCCCCCGCAACCCCGCGCCGATCACGCCGTTCCCGCTCCAGGGCGACCGCACCACGCCCCGCCCGATCGGCACGATCCGGACCACCGGCGGCGCCACCATCACCGTCGTCAAGCACAAGCACCCCGACTTCCCCAGCCGCAACCGCTACGACGTGACGTGCGACGCCTGCGGGCCGCTGGCCACGTACGAGGCGCAGGCCTACGGCAACGACTACAGCACCCAGGACGGCTGCGACGAGGCCGCCCGGCGCGACGCGCTCGGACACGCCTCCGACCACGCCCGCACCTGCCCCGGCGTTCCGGCGCGGCCCCGCAAGGCCGGCCGCGAGTGCTCGTGCCACGGGACGGAGGCCCGCGCATGAGCGCCTACTCCGGCCGTCGCAGCCTCGCCGCGCTGTCCGCGGAGCTCGTGCCCTGCGGTCGCGGCACCGACGCCGCCGTGCGCGGCATCCTCGCCGCCGTCGCGGCCGTCACCGCCATGGCCACCGCGCCGGGCACCGCGGCCCGGCAGCAGTTCAACCAGGCCGTCACCATCGCCCGCAGCCACGCCGACGACGCCTACAGCCGCGCGTTCATGGACACCGCGTGGCTGGCCATCGACGAGCTGCGCGATGCCACCGAAGGGACGTACTGATGACCGCCATCTGGAGCGCCGTCCACTCCGGCCCGCTGGCCGTGACGCTGACCGGCCCCGGCATCGACGCCGAGAACCGCCACGTCGCCGACGCCATCGCCGACTTCTCCGACCCGGCCGACGACCGGCACGACCTGTGGGACGCCTACGTCACGGCCCGCCGCAACCTGCACGCGGCCCGGGAGTACGGGGCCGAGGACGCCGGGCTGGCCGAGCTGTCCGACGCCGTGGAGAGCGCCTGGACCGAGCTGGCCCGGGAGCTGCCCGCGAGCGTGCGGCTGGCGTTCAAGGAGGCGCGGCTCGTCGCGCACCTGCTCGACGACCGGGCCGGGCGGATCGGGATCGTGCAGTGACCGCCGCGACTGCGCTGCGGCGCATCACCCCGGCCGCTGGGCTGCTGCTGCCCGCGACCGCCGACCGGGCCGAGTGGCTGGTGGCGCGGCGCAGCGGGATCGGCTCCTCCGACGTCGCCGCGATCATGGGCGTGTCGAAGTCGAACCCGCGCCGCGTGTTCTACGACAAGGTCGGCGCGCTCCCGATGGACACCGACGCGGGCGAGAAGGCCCTGTGGGGCGTCGTCCACGAGGAGAACGTGGCCCGGGAGTGGGCGCGGCGCAACCGCTCCGTCGTGCGGCGCGTCGGCCTGGTCGCGAACCTGGCCGACCCGTGGATGATGTGCACCCTGGACCGGCGCGTGACCGAGTGCCCGCTGAACCCCGAGGTGCGCGAGTCGTGCGCGCTGGAGGTCAAGACCACGGACAAGGCGCTGGCGAAGAACTGGCGCCTGTCCCCGCCGGACTACGTGCTGGCGCAGGTGCTGTGGCAGATCCGCGTTACCGGCTATGACCACATCCACATCGCGGTCCTGATCGGCGGCAACGACCCCCGGCAGTACGTAGTGCGCCGCGCCGGCAACGAGCAGCTGGTCGAGGACATCGTCGCGGTCGCCTCGCGGTTCTGGCACTCCTTCGTGCTGGCCCGCGTCGTCCCGGAGCTAACCGGCGAGGAAGATCCCGACGACCTGGTCGACATGTACCACGATATGTACCCCGAGCGTGAGGGCGCGGTGAACCTCGCCGGCCACCCGAGCGCGTACGAGGACCTCCAGGACTACGAGCGTCACCGCCTGGCCGAATCCGCGGCGAAGAGGGCGAAGAACGCCGCGAAGGCCCGCATGACTGCGGCCCTGGGCGGCGCGGCGTGGGCGACGTTCGACCGCGACGACGCCTTCGGCTTCGAAACCTCCTACCGCCGCACGCCGGACCTGACGCGGCTGGCCGAGCGCTGGCCGGACGCCTACGCCGACTGCGTGGAGAACAAGGGCTCGCCGCGCCTGTCGATCGCCCCGAAGTACCGCCTGAGGGAGGGCTCCGATGTCATCGCTGCGTGAGAATGCTGCGGCTCTGAACGGCCGCGCGGAAGAACCGCTCGACTTCGTCGGGTTCACCGCGCCGGCCCCCGCCGCCGACCTGCCCGACTTGGGCATCCCCGAGCCGGACGCGAGCGGCCCGGAGCAGGTGCCGGTGCACACGGCGTGGCTGCGGGTGCGCCAGGAAGTCGGTACGGTCCGCAAGGGCGACACCTTCACCGGCGGAGCCTCGTACAGCTTCCGCGGTATCGACCGGGTGCTGAACGCATTCGGCCCGGCGACGCTGCGGCACGGCGTGAACGTCGTGCCGGTGAAGGTGGAGGCGTCCTATCGGGACACCGAGTCCAGCAACAAGAAGCCCACCCGGGAATGCACCGTCCTGGTGACCTACCGGATCTACGGGCCGATGGGCGACTACTTCGAGACGCAGTCGGCCGGGGAGTCGCTGGACGTCGGGGACAAAGGCACGCCGAAGGCGCTGTCGACGGCGCTGCGCAGCTTGCTGCTGCTGGGCGGCCTGATCCCCTCGACGGACCCGGACCCGGAGCTGTCGACGATCGAGCGCGGCGAGGCCCCGGTGAGAACCCCGCTGAGCTACGCCGAGGAGATCCTCAGCGAGAACACCTCGCCGGGGCGCATGCAGCAGATCAGCCGGGAGCTGGCGCAGCACAAGCAGGGCAACGCCCTGGTGACGAACGAGCTCGGCGCGGAGGAGCCGATCCGGACCATGTGCATCCGCATCGGCAACCAGCGTTTCGCACCGAAGGCGGCGGCAGGAACGGCGTGCGACCGCTGCGGCGGCCCGCACCACTCGGACGCGTGCCCGACGCTGAACGGCGGTGCCGCGTGAGCACCCTGGGCAGGCTGTACATGGCGTGCACCACCGTCCTGCTGGGCGTGAACGTCGTCGTCCTGGACGCCGTCCCCTCGCCGGTGCACGACGACCTGCGGACCGCGGAGACGCTGACCGTGGGCGCGCTCGCGGTCGGCCTGGGCGTGGCGTTCGCGCTCGGCACCGCATTCAACGCCGGCCAGTCCGGACCGCGCCACCGCAAGGATGACGGACAGGCCGCACCGAACGGCATCCCGCCGTGGGCCGCCGAAGGCATGCGCACCCGGCCGCCGACGACCGCACCCGACCCGGCGCGTCCGGTCGAGGGCCCGGCGACGGTCACGCAGGTGGACATGGACCCGGTCGCCAACACGCGCGAGATCGTGTTCGGCAGCCGGGAGCAGCGCATCGCCGACGCTTGGCGGCGTACCGACGCAACCGGCGAGCAGCCGGTGGTCCCCAACGCCGACACGCACCTGATGCAGTTCGGCGAACTCGCGGCGCTGTTGGCCGAACCGGAGCCCGGCGAGGCGGAAACGCCGCCGTCGCAGCGGGACTACCCGGAGCCGGACCCACTCTGGACGCCGCCGGCGGCCCCTGCCGCGCCGTGGTCGCCGCTCGGGCTGGCGTTCATGGCCGTGGAGGATGTGGACCCGTATGCCACGCGGCACGCCGCCGCGCGGGCCGCGGACCCGGGCGACTGGTTCGGGATGTTCGTCGAGGCGCAGAGCGAGCGTGCGGCATGACCCACGCAGTCGCCCCGGGTGCGCCGCTGACCGCCGTGGAGATGCGGGTGCTGGCGTGGATCGCCGACGGCAAGTGCGCCGCGGACATCGCCCGGGAGCAGTACTACTCGGTCGACACGGTCAAGGCGCACTTGCAGCGGATCTACCGCAAGCTCGGCGCCAGCAACGCCGCGCACGCCGTGCATCTGGCGCACCGCGCCGGGATGCTCGGCGCGGCGGCGGACGGCGCGGAAGGCGGTGCGGCATGAGCGCCATTGACGCACTCGACCCGTTCGCGGGCCCCGGCGGCTGGTCCGTGGCGTGCAAGCGGCTCGGACTCCACGAGGTCGGCATAGAGCTCGACCCGTGGGCCTGCGCCACCCGCGCAGCCGCCGGGCACCCCACGGTCCGCGCCGACGTCGCGCAGTTCCCGCCGCACCGGGCTGCCGGGAAGGTCCCGGGCCTGATCGCGTCCCCGCCGTGCGGCACCTTCTCCGCCGCCGGCAAGGGCGAGGGCGTGGACGACCTGCCGCTGCTGCACGAGGCCCTGGACGACCTCGCCGCCGGGCGCGACACCCGCGCCCGGCTGGCCGGCGCCTGTTCGGACCCGCGCACGCCGCTGGTCGTGGAGCCGCTGCGGTACGCCCTGGCCATGCGCCCGGAATGGATCGCCCTGGAGCAGGTGCCGGCCGTGCTGCCGCTGTGGCGGCACGTCGCGCGGATCCTGGGCGTCCTGGGCTACTCGGCGTGGACCGGGATCCTCAACGCGGCCGACTACGGCGTCCCGCAGACCCGACGCCGCGCCATCCTCATCGCCTCCCGCGTCCGGGCGGTCGCACCGCCGGAGCCGACGCACGCGGAGGCCGCCGAGCCGCCGTCGCTGTTCGGACCCGGCCGCGTGCGATGGGTGTCCATGGCCGACGCGCTCGGCTGGGCCGGTCCGAGTTGGGCATTGACCGAGAAGGCCCGATCGTGGGTTGTGCGCACATCGTTCGGGGAGCCGACGCGCGGCGCGCACGAAGTGGACCCTTTCGCGAGCCCGTCGCACGCCGTGACCGGGAAGGCCCGCTCCTGGGTGTTGCTCCGCAACACCCCGGAGCGGGCCGCAGTCCGAACGCTGGACGAGCCGGCCTCGACACTGTTCTTCGGCGCCCGCGGCAACGACGTCTCGTGGGTTCTGCGGGCCGGCCCGCGCGAGAACGCGACCACCCGCAGCCTGGACGAGGCGGCGCCGACGCTGCGCTTCGGCCACCAGAGCGACGGCGTTACCTGGGTTGCGGAGCGCCCCGCCACGACCGTCGCGGCCACCGCCCGGATCGCCAAGCCCGGACACCGGGACCGCGCGAACGGTGAGCGGCAGTTCGAGGGCGCCATCCGCATCGCCGTCGCCGAGGCCGCCGTCCTCCAGTCGTTCCCCGCCGACTACCCGTTCCAGGGGACAAAGACGGCCAAATTTCTTCAAGTAGGAAATGCAGTGCCGCCGTTGCTGGCCCTGCACGTCCTGTCGGCCGCCACCGGCGCGGACATGACCGAGCGGGCCGCCCCCTCCTAGCCGTCCGGCAGCCGCGGATCCCCCTCCAAGCGGCTGCCGGGCACGTCCCGCCGTCTCCCCCCGCGCACTCTGGCGCGGCTCGGCGGGGCAGGCCGCCGATCGTCTCGTCCCCCCGGTGGGCGATCGGCGGCCCCAAGACCACAAACCAGCGGTCACCGACCCGAACGCAAGCCGGGTCGGTGACCACCCACCACCCTACGAGGAGCAACCCATGGAATTCACGATCAACGTCGACAAGATCGACCTGAACGACGCCATCAGCCACCACTACGACGAGGACGGCGACCGCGTCCCCGCCGGGACGCTCGGCGACGTCATCGCCCGCCAGCTCGTCGAGCGGTTCGCCAAGTCCGACGTGTACGGCGACCTCGTCAAGCGAGTCCAGACCATCCGCGACGAGGAGATCCGGGCCGCGCTCGCCCCGCTGCTGGCCGGGGCGCTGGCCAAGCCGATCCACCCGACGAACCAGTGGGGCGAGAAGACCGGCGCCGAGACCACGCTCGCGGAGATCATCGTCGCCGAGGCCCGCAAGTGGATGAACGCCAAGGTCGACAGCTATGGCGGCCGCGACAGCGCGACGAACCTCCAGAAGATGATCCGCGACGAGGTCCGGGCCGGGTTCGAGAACGAGATCAAGGCCATGGTGACGGAGGCCCGTGACGCCGTCTCCAAGCAGATCGCGACCACCGTCGCCGTCGCGGTCCAGTCGGCCGTCACCGAGGGTATGCGCGCCCGCTGACCATCTGACGCCGGGCTACAACCCGGCAGGCCACGCGTCCGGATGAGGGCCGGGCGCGTGGCCCACATCGCAGACCACTGGCCGTGAGGCCATACCGAAGGACTTTGATCATGACCGACTTCTTCGAGGCGGGTTTCGAGTACACCGACGCCACGCCGTACTCCGCGCCCGAGATCATCCGCAGGTTCCGCTGCGTGGCCGTCGCCGAGCTGCCCGACACCGGCGCGCCGGTCGCGTTCGGGTTCATGCGCACCGACGGCATCGGCTGGGGCGGCACCGGCATGGGCCCCGAGCACTGGGCCAAGGGCTGGTCCCGGCGTAAGGCAGTGCCGGACGACGCCGACGGCCCGGACAGCATGGGCATCGAGGCGGCGTGGTGAGCGGCCACACGCGCGACTGCGACTGCGGCGACTTCGGCGTCCGCGACGTCACCGTCCAGATCCTCGGCAGCTGGATCCACATCGTCCACGTCCAGTGCGGCCAGCGGGTCTACACCGACCACGAGGCGCTGATGTCCGGCGAGATGCCGATGACGCTGACGTACACCGTGGACGGGGACGGCGAAGAGGCCTACCAGGTGCTCTCGCCCGCCGGAAAGGAGAGTGCCGAGTGAGCAAGCCCACCGAGTACAGCCCGCGCTCCGTCGCCTACCACCAGCAGCTCATGGCCGCCGTCACCGAGGCACGCCGCGACAAGGCCGCCACCACCATGGCCGAAGGCATCGGACGTCTCGCCTGCGCCGAGCTGCCCGACGTGTCGCCGATCGACGTCGGCCGCGTTCTCGCCCTGCTTGGCGCCTACATGGGCGGCTTCAACCACCGGCCGCCCCACCCGACCTATGAGCCCGTCGCGATGATCCTCGGCGGCATGATGCTCGCCCCGGGCGGGCCCCAGCCGCCGATGGCCGAAGGGAGCGCATCATGACCCCCGCCGAGTGGTTGCGCCGTCAACGTGGCGCGGGCAACGGCGTCTCGATACAGGTGTCGGAAGGCTTCGCGGCGCTCATCGCGGCCTATGACGGCGCCGTTCACGATGCCCGTGCGCTGGGCGTTGAGGCACCCGTCCCGCAGCCCGCACCCGCCCGCATGGCCGCCCCGGCGCCACAGCGCGCCTACGCGCCGACGACCGGCGGTGCCAGCCGCTACGTCGACCTCGCCGCCGCCAGACGGGACCGCGGGGACGACTGCCCAGTGTGCTGGGTCCGGTATACGCATTGCTACTGCAAAGGGCCCCAGCAATGATCCACGCGACCAGGGCCGAACTCGACGAGGTCAAAAGCACCCTCGACGACCGGCTCCAGGATCTCGCCTCCGCGATCCGGGGCTGGCAGTACCACCCCACCGACCCGCAGGCCCACCGCGACGCTCGTGACGCGTTCGATGTTGCGCGGCGGGAGTTCGACACCTACGACGAGGTGCTGCGCGACTGGGCGGCCGGTCCGAGCGGGGGCGACCGGTGAGCCACCCGCGCACGCTGACCGACACCGACCGCGACCTGATCCGCCTCGTCGCCTCCGGCCACACCAACGAGGAGATCGCCGCGAAGCTCGGCACCTCCATCCACACGCTGCGCTCCCGCCTGCGCGTCGTCCACGGCCTCATCGGCACCAACCCGGGGCCGGTGCACGACAGCACGACGTCCCGGGTCCGCATGGCCGCCTGGGCGTATGAGAACGATCTGATGGGCCCGGTACGGACCGGTACGTCGGGGGGCGGGCCGGCGGAGTTGTCGGCCGAGCTGCTGGACGTGTGCCGGGCGATCGTGAACAACCGGCCGCGCGGGGATCTGCGTGCGCTCGCGCTGCGGGCGCTGCGTGCGGCGAGGGGTGCGCGGTGAGCCGCTTCTCGGGCCCGGCCGAGCCCGGTGCCTCCCGGACGATGCGTGCGGTCCGCCGCGCCGAAGCGCAGACGCGACAGGCCGCTGCGGACGCCGAGCGGGCCGAGCGTGAGGCGGCGTACGTCGAGCCGCCACGACTGACCGGTCCGGACCTAGCGGCGCTGCTGGAGGCCGCGCGCAGGATCGGCGCGGTCGATCCGTGGGAGCGATTCGTCGGGGCCGAGCGATGACCCGCCGCCGCGCCACCTCTGCACTGGTCCTCGCGTTCCTGGACGCCGCGTCCGCCGCGTGTCGCGATGGTGCGCCCGTCGCGGCGGCGGAGGGCGGGGCGTCAGGTGGCGTCGGGGCCGCGCGTCTCGCGCAGGAGCTCGGCGAGCAAGTTGGGATCGCGCTCTTTGAGCCGGCGCACCAAGGCATCCAAGCGTACCGAGCAGTCGTACCACTCGACCGGCACGACGACGGCCATGCGCCGATCTCGGCTCATGAGGGACTTGTGCTCG